GGGAACGTTTTTAGTGCTGTTTCGTACATAAGTATGTTCTTTTCTACCTGCTCAAGCTCGTTTGGGACCTGATCAGGATTGCATTTTTTTGATTTAATATCTCGCATTTCATGTCTGATCTGGTTACGACTTTTACCTTTTTTTGAAATATAAGTACCGCCCAGCTCGATAAATGCAGTACTAAAAGGGACGGATTCGTATTGCATCACGAAATCAAACACATCGCCACCGGTTCCGCAGCCGAAGCAGTAAAAGGAATCATCGTAGATTTTGCAGGATGCTGATTTTTCCTTGTGAAAAGGACAACATATAAATCCTGCTCTATTCGGCTTTAGTCCGTACCTGGAAAGGATCTCCGACATTTTCACTGACTGTTTAATTTCTTCTTTCGTCATGTCAGCAACTTCACGATTCTCTTACCAGTTTCTTCTTTTGTACAGAATTCAAATCGAACTCCGTATCTATCCCTGATTGTGCAGAGAGATTTATATAACTGGCAGCCATCAACAGCCTTGTCAGAAATTACAGTCTTTACCTTTTTGCCGTTTACCGTCCTCCAGATAACTTTATGTTTTCGGGGATTCTCCCAGAAATATACATCGCCAACTGATTTAATATCTGGTCCATGCTCACATAGGATAATTAACTGTATGCCTGCTTCACGTGCCCTAATCAGCTCCGCTTTGAACCTTTCGTGCTGCTGGCAGACATTTCCACATAACTCCTGTAAATCCTTTTTACGGTCAATACAGAGCTTTGCATTGTCCAGTGATTGATAATCACCGCAATACAATTTAGAGCGAAAATACTGCACTCCAAGGCTGTCAAACTGTCTCTGAATCCGTTCCCATTCTGATTTATGTTCCCTTGTGTCCACTTGTATAACCATTAAAAACACATCCTTTTAATTAAATGGAAGTTCTTCCTGTACGCTGTCTGGAATACTCATAAAGTCCGTACCTACCGGATTCGCTCCCATGATAGCTTCTTCTTTCAGATGATCGTCATAGGCTCTCGTGGTGCGCTCTTCTGGGATATCTGCATCCTTAATTCCTTCAATACTGCGGAACCATGCAAGCTTGTGACGTTTCATTTCTTTATTGTCGTACCAGTCTCTCTCCAGACGGAAGATGCCGCCGATCAGTTTTCCCTTAAACTGCTGCCCGAAATTATCGCCCCACTTAACGGCAAATCCCGGATTTGACTTTTCTACGCATGTGATAAATGTTTTAAGGTTACGGACGCCATAATCTACACTTTCGTCAATGACCATATAGTTAGTGCCGGCGTTCGGATATTTCTTGTCTGGACGAATGTCATTTTCAAACTGATTCATAAAATAACCCGCCTGCTCGTCACCTTCTGCAAAATCAAACAAGATAACAAGCATATCAAGTCCACTCTGTGACTTTTTCTCTGATACCTGCTTAATTACCATCTTGTGACCGCCAAGTTTAATTGGTTCAAATTCTCCTGCTGCCTGTGTAGTATCGTAATTATTTGGTTTCTGCATTATCTGCTCCTCCTAATTCATAATAATCTCTGATAACCTTGTCAACTTCCGCAAGGTCATTATCAATAGTCAAACTGTCAAACATTCCAATCGGGGATTTGCTTACTGCTCCCTGACTGGACTGGGTAACAAATAAGTGTTTTCCACTCTCTTCGATGCATCGAAGAACGATGGTAAACATGCCCTCGATGCAAACTTTTTCGTCCAGAAGTTTTCCGATGGTCTTAGGCTTTACTTCTCCAGAATCATCCTTTTCTTCATGCATCATAAGGTAAACAATTTTATTCTGCGGTACTTTTGTTACAATGAACTGAATAAGATTCCAGAAGTAGTCTCCGATATCATTGTACAGAGCGAACACTGCATTACCTTTTCCAGCAGAAGCGTGCCCCTTCATGAAATGATTCGTGATAAGATATCCTGCATCATCAATCACAATTGACTCCGCTTTTGATGCGATCAGGCACTTCATTACCTGCTGGTAATCATCTGTAAACCATCCGTCAATCTTTCCTTTAAATGGAAGCGGTTTATTCAATACTCTAATAAGATTCCAGTGTTCATTCTGGCAGTTTCTAAGACTGGTGCTCTTGCCAGAACCAGATTTTCCGATAATTAATACTGGTGTTGCCATTACTATTCCTCCTTATATGATTTCTGAGCCGTTAAAAGCCCATTTAAGGCCTGCACGTAGCTCGCCAGCGTCCTCGCCTTATATGAACTCTCGATGTAGTTATCAGCTACAAGGGAAAGCTGCTCATCTATCAGAGCAAGGATTTCGTTAATTCTATCCTGCATCTTTTCTCACCTCGCTAAAGAAACAATACACATTGTCAGATCCATCTCCTCTCGCCGGATTCTGCTCGCCGCTTGGAAAGATTCCACCAGCGCAATGATACTCAAGATGATTCAGATACATGTCCGGGTTTTCCCAATCAAGAATGTACGCTTTCCGCCTGTCCAGCTCCTCCAGGAGTTCGTTTATTGTCGTTATCAGTTCCATTGTCGGCAGGAGCTTCAACTCTGTCTGATTCAGCATCATTTAACGGACACCTCCCATCTATTAAGAGCTTAAGAAGATGCGCTTTTGCAAGTTTACACTGTTTAGCTGACTCCTTTTCAAGTATTTTAGTGTCAGTATATATAGTGTAATGAGCGTCCAGATCCTTCTTGACTGGCTCCCATTTTGAATTCATGACATAGATGGCACAGTAATGAACATTCGAGCTGATATTGAACGAAATGTAAAAATCTGTTTCATTCATTACCCTCCATGATAATTCAAAAAGCTCTTTGATTTCTTTCTCAAACATTTCCATCTTCCTTTCTCTCTGGCGTATCAACATCCCAGAGGATTCCATATACGATTGCCGTTGTCATCACCGCCGCAAAAAGCTGCCTGCCCGATCCGCCCCACTGCCAAAATGGGAGGAATGTGGAAAAACTCCCAATCAGTGCGGCGCAGATGATGTTTTTCAGATTATTCACTGATACCTCCTATAATCCACGCAAGGTTGCTCGCCACCAGTGCGGCAGCTGTTACGACCCATGCTGTGAACCACTTTCTTGATTTCTTCTTGCTTTCCTCGACAATTTCAGTCGCAAGTGCTACTTCAATGTCAGCCCATGTTGGATGATTTTCGTTTCTAATTTCGCTCATATTTAGCTAATTTCTCCTTATTTGTTCTTATTTGTCTTTACAATTAGCAGATAGAGAACTATAATGTATCTATCCACTAAGGTGTTTTAGTGGTGCAAAGCTCCGGGGTGGAGGTTTCGGCTCCCTCCGGGGCACTCACTTATTGAGAGCCTCTTTGCCTTTCCAGACATGACCAGTTACTTCATAGACTTTCCTAGGGCTTATGATGTATGTGATTCGGCCACCGGAAAGGCTTTTTGCTGGCTTGTTATTCTGCACAGCCACGCCGATCGGCAACCATCCGTACACAATCCCTGCCCGGATTGCTGTAATAGGGAGTCCGATCAGTTGACTCGCATCGGCTACGGTCATATTCTCTGACGAGAACTCTGGCATCTGCGGAATGCCTGATATGATTCTCGCAACCTCTGCGGCAAACTGATGAACTTCTGCGTTTTCTTTGATATAAGTATCAACTTCGCTCATTTCATGCTCCTTTCTTGTTTTCTTTCTGGTCAGAATTACTGCAATCAATAACTCCGTCCATATACCCCAGAATATAATGCTTCTTATCTTCTGGAAGCTTATCAATGCGTTCTGTCACGTCTCTGATAAGATTTTTCTTTTCTTCCGACATATGATCACCTTTCTAACATTTATAGTCTTGCTTCGCTTGGACAATGTAAGTCAACAAGGTACTGTGTCATCTCGCTCGGTTGATTCTTCCACTTAACGGTTTCTTGGTTGAGGAGTAAAGTGTTGATTGGTTCAACCTGTTCAGTTTTCTTCAAATAGTTCCGAACACTGTGCTTTCTTGTCCTACCGTTCCTGCTTTCTTCAACTGCTTTGCCGGATCATGTTTATTCTGCATTCACTCCATCTGATATATCTATCAGCATAACTACCATGTTACTTGTGAACCGCCCTATCGCTTCATCCGGTCTTTCCTGCTTTCCTTATTGACTTATGTGACCTGCCATCATCAGCACCGGGTGGTCATTTCCGGTGGACGGTCATTTCTGACCGTTTCGGCTGTTTACATTGTAATTACCATGATGTTTTCATCGTGCGTCCAGTCTCTTATTGCCCTGTCGGCATATTTCTGAATAAGTAACGCCCACTGTCCTGTGCAAATTCTGGGGCGATTATCAATTACAAGAACAATTGTTCCATGCTCCCAATCAAACCCTTGGTAATCTTCCATAAAAAACCTTAATGTCTCAGTAAATTTTTCTTGCATATGCTTTTCCTCTCTTTCTTGTGGCTTGTTTTATATCACTTTGTGTTATTATAATATCTCACTAAGTTAGATTTGTCAATAGAAATCTCACAAAAAGTTTGACTTAGTTAGATTTTTGTGTTATTATATACTTGCAGTTAGATGAAGGAGGTGAGAATGTGAATACCAGAATTCAGCAAATAAGAAAGACTGCAAAGATGACTCAGGATGAATTCGCTGATAAAATTGGATTATCCAAGAATTTTGTTTGGATGATAGAAAAAGGAGAAAGAACTCCATCAGAGCGAACCATCAAAGACATCTGCCGAGAGTTCAAAGTCAACTACGACTGGCTCGTAAACGGAACCGGGGATATGTTCCAGGATGACGATAGCGATGCGCAGGCTATTGTAGATTCCGTGATGACCGGAGACAATGACTTTGCAAAGAAAACTTTAGTGAAATTTGCTCGACTGAGCGAAGAACGCTGGAGACAGCTTCAAGAGATTCTGGAAGAACTCGAGAAGAATTAAGAAAAAGAGCCGGGGAGTTAATCCTCGGCTCGTTCTTTTTATTTTTCTTTCAGATATAGATATTCTAACAATTTATACACACGCTTCAATGTATTTTCTGATTTGACCTTTTCTAAAAGTGACAATATTTTTTCTTTATAATCCATAAATAACCCTCCCTATCACAACTACCATCTACACTACAGTATATGTTCGGCTGCGGGAAATATAACCGAACATTAGTTCGTTTCATGCCATTATATCACTAATGTTTGCTCTTGGCAACTGCCAGATATACACCGATATATTTATGATTGCATAGAAATTATTCGTAACATCAAAGATATAGTCTTTTCTGTTTAGCGGCAGGACGAATAAAAACGGCAGCATGGTCTGCTTTATTTCATGGGCGCTATTCTTATGTAGGGTAGAAGATCTGTACGCATTTTGGACAGAATACACTTCTGACTCTTCACGGATATAATCGTCTACACACATTGGTAAATAAACAATGTAATTAAGCAAAAGCACAGCTCCTATTATAATTAGTATATTTTTGATTATTTTCATTTCATAAATCACCTCAAAACGTCTATTTACAACTAAATTTAACGATGCTATAATAAAAATAACATATTTAAACACTTTTTTTTGCAAATGGCGAAAACAATGTTTACAAGGGAATGATTTACATGAAAATTGCGATTTGTGACGATGATAATTTACGGATTGAGATTTTCAAAAATAGCATTGACCGATATCTAAAAGAGCATGGTGATGGTGGATATACATTAACCACCTACACCAGCGGAAAGCCTTTGATCGACGATGTTTCAGATGGTGAATGGTATGACATAATAATTCTTGATGTCTCCATTAACGGAGAAAATGGCATAGAGATTGCCAAAAGATTAAGAAAAATCGGATACTATGGAAATATCACTTTTTGGACAGAACGCAAAGAATATGTATTTGATGCACTTGATGTGCTGCCGGTTCATTACATCATTAAAGGCTCTGAGCATGGAAGAATGTATTCAGTTGTTAAGCAGACGCTTGAAAATATTCGTGAAAAAACGCTTACTATCAAGAACAAGGACTACTTTCACAGAGCTGAATTCCGGCATATTGAATACATCGAAAGCCAGAACAAATACATAATGATCCATTGCACGTGCGGAATATCACACAAGAAACGAGGAAAGCTCAATGATATCGAAAAGAGTCTTGACGGAAGATTTTTGCGCTGCCACCAGAGCTATATAGTTAATATGGACGAGGTAAGCGAAGTAAGCCATTTTTTTACGATGGTATCTGGCGCGATCGTCCCGATCAGGCAAAGAGAACTTGCGAAAATAAGAGAAAAATATGAAAACTACGTCATTGGAGGGAAATAAAGCATGAGCGAAGAAAAAACAAAGAAATGCAAGTATTGTAAAACAGAGATTCCGGCAGATGCTAAGGTCTGCCCGCAATGCCGAAAGAAATTAAAAGGCGGAAAACTCAAATGGGTTGTGCTGATAATCCTTGTCGGAGCTATCATCGGAGCTGTAGCTGGTGAAAGTGATTCGGAATCAGATAAAAGCGCAGCAACCGCTACTTCTTCAGAAAAGAAAGAAACTGCTACTAAACCAAAAGAAGAAGCTGCGCCGATCGAGTATACTGCTGTTTCCGTTAATGATATGATGTCCGATCTTGATAGCAACGCCATGGGTGCATCTGATAAATACAAAGGTAAATATCTTGAGATCACCGGAAAACTTACTAATATTGATGCTTCTGGTGAATACATAAATCTTACGGCAGATGGCGATTTTGAAATCATTGGCGTACAGTGCAATATCAAAAATGACGAGCAAAAATCAAAGGTAGCATCTCTTACCAAAGGCGATACCGTTACATTAAAAGGAAAATGTACAGATGTCGGAGAAGTGCTGGGATATTCTCTTGATATTGACGAGATAGAGTAGATAACACGGCTCCTGCTTAACGGCAGGGGCTGTTTTTATACAAGGAGGAAATTATGGCAAAAAGAAAGAAATACCCGAAATTGCCGAATAGTTTCGGGTCTATCCGCTATCTCGGCAAGGGTCGAAGAAATTGCTACGCAGTGCATCCGCCGGCAACAATTGACGGCGTAACAGGAAAAGTGGTCCGTCCACCTGCGATCTGCTACGTTGACGACTATCTGAAAGGATTTGCAGTCCTGACAGCTTACAAAGCCGGGACGTACAAGCCAGGCATGGAAAAAGAGCTTGAGATTGCCCCTACAACGGACGCAGACGCCCTTATAGGACGCATTCTGTCAGACTACAATACATTTAAGGGCGCAGAGGAAAGACACCCGGAAACGCACAAATTGACGTTCTCAGAGGTATATGAGCAATTCATGAAATGGAAGTTCCCTGAGGGAACAAAACTATCATACAGCTCGAAGAGCGCATACCGGAACGGATATTTAAACTGCACGGTACTCCACAACCGCGTATTTGAGGATTTAAAGGCTCCTGACATGCAAGAGGTATTAGATACCTGCCCACTTAAAAGAGAAAGCGTAATGATGATACTGACACTGTTTAAGCAGATGTACAAGTACGCCATGTATGCCGAGATCGTCACGGAAAATAAAGCTCTCTATGTCCGTAACAATGCACCTCACGATACGGAACACGGCACACCTTTTTCGGATGAGGAATTGCAAATCCTCTGGAATAACGCCGATGATCCGGAAGTACAACTCATTCTTATCATGTGCTATTCTGGATGGAGGATTGGCGAAGTATCAAAGCTTTCAATCAATCTCGAAGAAAAATATTATCAAGGCGGTATTAAAACAAAAGCCGGAAAAGACAGGATTGTACCTATTCATTCAGCCGTATATAGCTTTGTCCAGTCAAAACTAGCAACTCAAGGAAAGCTTCTAATGTATACGCAAAAGCATCACAGGGATAAACTCTTCTACCCTACACTGGAACGCTTGAATATAACCGGCAACCCGAAGCACACGCCGCACGATTGCCGACATACCTTTTCTGCCTTGTGCGAAAAATATGGCGTCCGGGAGAACGACCGGAAGAGGATGCTGGGGCATTCATTCGGGAACGATGTCACGAACGCTGTGTACGGCCACAGAACTCTGGAGGAACTCCGGGAAGAAATAGAGAAAATAAAAGTCCCATTTGTGACTAACTGTGACTAACCGTTCCTGTTTTTATCGCTTTTAAACTGTCTTAATCACTCTAACAAAAGTCTGCAAAGCCTTGATTTTGCTGGCTTTTCCGCATTTTACAAGGGATTCCGCAAAGACATTTTCTATAATCTAATTTTAATGAAAATCTTCAAGAATCCTTTGTTTATGCGGGTTTTCAGACTTTGTTTGTGACTAATTTGTGACTAACCGTGTAAATCTATATCTTATTAAAATGTCGTAATTTGACGCAAAAAAGAGAGTCGGGTTTTTATGCCCAACTCTCTTCCTGACTGTCCACTCGTGCCGCTGCTAACAGCCCCTGAATTGGGACATACAGCTCTTTCATCAATGCACGGCGAAATCAGTCTGCACTATCAACTTGTGCTAGCCACACGGGGTGCTATACATCATAAGTTCAATCCCTGTGCGACTATTGAAAGTATACCTTATTTAAAAAGAAAAATCAATTAAAATGTTAAACTTTCTATTGACACACCACCAAATTGGTGGTATTATATAATCATCAAAGGAACGGAGGAAAACAAAATGAAAAAATACAACTTATCAAACATTATGAAAAGAGCATGGGAGCTGGTTAAAAAATCCGGAATGACAATTTCCTCCGGTCTGAGAAAAGCATGGGAGGAGGCCAAGAAAATAGAGAAGAAAATCTTCAAAGGGCGCATGGAAATGACAGTCCCGGAAGCAGATAACAATGTTGTAAGTATTAGCTTGTGGCAAAAAGGATCATGCAAAAGAATCTACTTCAACGACTACAAAAGAAGAACTGTTGGCTACATTGACTGTGTAAGCCGTGCAGCACATTACATGGATGGACACGCCAGAATGTACGTGCCGGCTATTGACAGATTCATGGAAGAGTACGAATTTTGATTTAAAAAGGAGGAAAACGAGATGGGAAAATGGACTATTAGTGTTGACGATTCAAAGATGTCGAAATTGAGAAATTATGGAGAATGCTACACGCATGGAGGGGGAGCTGGAGGATATTTTGATTTCTTCGGAGATTCTTTGCAGGAGGCTGCCGATAATCTTATCCACATTTTCGCTGACGTATTCTCTGACGATGGTACGACAGTTATAGAATACCCGGAACATGTCATAATCGATGAAAAAATATACGAGTACGCAAACTGTGCCGAAAAACATATCACACTTATTATACCTTGTAAATGCAAAAGGTATAAAACCGGTGTTGGCGATATCAACTTCAACGCCGATATCCGTATCTATCTTCAAGAGCAGAAGATGCAAGTAGCTGAGATGCGTGCACTGCTTGACGAATCCCGAATAGCATTCTCTAAGCAGTACAACATACCGGTCCGGACGCTTGAAAACTGGGAATCTGGAAAAAGTCAGTGCCCCGAATATGTAAGGCAACTCCTCGAGAGAGCTGTTAAGGAGGATGCGAGAGTTAAAAATGATGCAAATACCAACGCAAAAGATACTGAAAGCTTATGAAGAAAGTCAGACGCTGACCGGCATTCACAAGCTTACCGGATATAACTGGCAAAGAATAGCGAAAACGCTTTCTACGGAAGGAATCATAGTCAATGAAACGCAAGCGACTATCATAAATCTGCATTATCGTGGGAAAAGCGCCAGTGAGATTTCAACCATTACAGGATTTGCAGTGAGCACGGTTATGGCGTATCTTCCAAGAACACGTCCGGCATACATGGAAAACAGGTCCGAAAATGCACTAAGAATTGAAAAATGCAGAAAAGGAAAAAGCCCCAAGGATTGACTCCGAGGGGCTTAATTTGTCACTTAGTATTTGCTTTCATGTGCTCAACCACTCTCTTCCAGGTATCAATGCCGCAAGTTCCATTTGCAGTTACACCGGTATTTTTCTGAAAAACTTTGAGGGAATTATATGTATCGTTCCCAAACTGTCCGTCAACTTCTACACCCAGCATTGCCTGAAGCATTGCCACTGCTGTTCCAGAGCTGCCCTTTCTCAGAATCGGAAGCCTTGTCTGGAAGGTACCGGTGAGCGTGGTTGAAGGCGTACTTACTTTTACACCGGTGGTAACAGCGATAGCCACGTGGTGGTTATCATTCAGAAGGATATCTCCTGCCTTTAAATAGTCACCGGATGTCAGATACTTACTATCCGTCAATACTTTCGCACCAGCGGTTTTCATCGCTGCCCTCATGTTTCGCGTCGTCAGATAGATACTGACTGCTTTGAGTTTTGCGTTATTTAAACGATACCCAGCCCCTTTGACGATAGCTGCTGTGCTCGCGCTGCAATCAGATTCACAAGCTACCGTGATCTGCGCCGGATCGTAGTTGCTTGCCTTTAAGTGCTGCCAGAACGAATACCGGTCATTGCTGTTTCCGGCAGTACCCTGATCGTACCCAATGAGATTGTTTTGCGCTGCTTTTGTCGCCATGGCTGCGATCATGGCTGCGATTTTCGCGTCATTGAATCTCAGGACACAGAGCCACGGTCTGCTGTACCAGTTCATGATCTGATATTCCGTACCAGTCTGATCTCCTGCTTTCCCACCTGCATATCTTCCGTTTTCGTCATGTCCGCAGTTACTGATTTTTACCATTGTTGTTTCTCCTTTCTGTGTCGCTCCTCTATAGTCCTTGTAGAATACATCCATGTCCACGTTGCCGCTGATACCGGATACTTTTCCGTGTTCCGAATACTGCCATCCTACACCGACCGGAACTCTCAGCCTTTCCTGTAATATTCCGTTATCCAGTTCTTTTTTGGGATAGTTCGCAATCCAACATTCGTACTGCTTCAGAGCGTTTGACAAGCAGTTCTTATACCAGTCGTAGTTGCAGTAGATACCGACCTTATAACCAGCTTTCTTCATTCTAGTCAGAAATGCGACTGCAATGTTTTCGATCGCCTGTTTACCGAGTTTTCGTTGATTAGACCACTCAAGGTCGTAGAATACCGGAAAGTCCAGTCCTCGCCCGTTCAGTGCAGCAATCACATCTTCCGCTTCGTCAATCGCCTGTGCCGGTGTTAGAGCGTATGAATACTTGTATCCACCGACAAGGATTACGTTGCTTTTACATCCCTTGTAGTTGTATTCGAACGAGCTGTCAATACCGCCCCTCTGATGTACCCTCAAGATTGCGAACTTTATACCGGATTTAGCAACTTTCGCCCAGTCTGGTTTCCCCTGATTAGATGATACGTCAATTCCCTTTAATTCCATCCAATTTTCCCTCCAATTCTCTAATTTTGTCACCTTGCTTTTTGACCACAGCTGACAGTTCCTGAATTGCTTTAATTGCATATTCGGTCAGAAGAAGTCTGTCAATCTGCTTAACATTCATGCTTCCATCTTCGTTCTCACCACCGCCTAGCGCCAGTAACGGATCTATTTTTTCAATATCATCTGCAACAAGTCCGAGCGGCTGATGGACGCCGGTTTCTTTCCAGTCGAATGAGCATACCGGCATTTTGCAGACCGCATCAAGAGCATTAATTTCGCAGTCTAAAACATTCTCTTTTAATCGGATATCGGAAGCAGAATCGTTATATAAAGTGTTTGTAGTATAGTTACTCGAACCCCACTGGGCCGATACCGTCAATGCGGCTTTATTTGATCGTGTTGCCGATGACAGATAAGCTACCCTGTTCAATGCGGCGCTTGCCGATGATACGGGTCTTCTTCTTGTGCTTGTATTGGCTTCTTCTTCTTTATAGTCTCTGAACGAAAAGTTTCCAGCTACGTAAGCATCTCCTTTAAGGCCAGTGTCACCAGATACTGAAAGAGTTCCCGATGTAGTCAGGTTCTTTCCCATCGAACAACCGTCTGTATATACTACATTTGCATTTAAACGAACTACATCATTCAAAAATCTTAGAATATATCCATCCCATTGATGGCTGGTATCACCCTCCATCCAGAGATCTTCCACTCCGCCGCTCTTTTCTGCTGCATAAATTCCGTACTTGCCGATTTTTAAAGCTTTCCAGTTGTTTGCGTCTGTATAATCCGTATACATAGTGATGCCGGAACTGTTAGTAAGCACTTTTCTTTTTTGACCAGTCGAATCATAGAAGAACATTCCGCTCTTATTAATTCTTATGACTATGTTGTTATCAGAATTTCGAAACGACGTTCCTCCGGACGACATCCGGCCTATCTCCACCCCTTCGTCGTCAAGGAGGATCAGAAGCCCGTTCCCGTTGTTCTGTCCACCGAGTGTCAGTGTTCCTCCGAGCGCCGCATTGAAAGACACATACAGCTCATTGTTCAGATAGTATAGTCCTTTCCAAACTCCGTTATTAGACAGAATTTTTACAATATCTTTCTGAGATAAAGCAGAAACGTCAAGTGCTACCGGGAACGTCTGCTGATCACACAGTATAGTTTTTTCTTTATCGGCATAAGCGCTGACCCTTATCATGTCATGTGCTTCAAGAGACAGCGTATTCAGCTGAATCTGGATCAGCTTCATCGAGGTGCTGTATGTGCTTATATCTTCCCAGGAAGAGCCATTATCAACACTTTTTTCGATAGTCCACCAGGCATAAAAGTTTTTAGCATCTTCCTGACCATCTCTATAGTAAGGCCTCAAGTTCAGAATATTCGGAGTAATCTTCTTGTCAGCCCCCATCAGCAAAATGTCAGCATCGGCATTTATAAAATATGTTCTTCCGGCTGTACCCTGTTCTCCAGCGTACTGCTTAGCTATCGTGAATCGCTTTGAAATCGACAAATTTTCCAGATAGGTAGCCCTTATATCAACCCATCCGCTATCGGCAGTTAAGCTTTCAACTGTATACGTATGTTCAACTTCGTCCCAGGATCCCGAGATGTTCTGAGATTCGGTTATAGTGTACGAACAGTTCTCCGTGATATCCTGTGCGCCGTACATCACCGTAGCCTGAGTTGAACATTCTGGAAAGCTGCTATAATTCCCATCAGAATCAACAGGAATCCCCTGGTACTCATTACTCAGCTGAATAGTCATGTTCTTCGCAGAAGCAGAGAACTCTTTTAATGTCTCATCGAGTGTTTTTCCACCGCCGATCTGCACGTTTCCGCTGATATATACTGATCCGGCGTCCATGTCGGCTTCAAAAACTACATTTTTATCTTTATCTTTTACCAGGATTGTTCCGGCATTAATATAGTCAGCGTTAATACCCTCCGCATATAAAAGTCTCGTGATAGTCTCTCCGTCAAGGGTTATACCGTATGGATATGTTTTGCCTCCATCATTGCTGATTCCGATCGCTTCGGATGTAACTTTAATAACATTAGATGATTCTTTTAGTGTAGGCTTGTCGTGTAGATACCGAATAGTGCTTCCATCTTCTTGTTTAACATCTGTACAGAACATTCCACTTGCATTTGTATCGCTTATCTTTTGTTCCAACCGTTTAACAGCTTCTTCCCTTGCAGATGTTTCTTTTTTCACCATCTGACGTGCTGCCACTATAGCCTTCGTTCCTTCGCTGTAGTAGTCACTGCTGCCCCGAATCGGATCATCAGCCTGAGTCTTAACTGTAGTCAGACCGCCCACGTTGCCAGATACATCCGTCAGCGGAGTAAGGTACTTGTTACCTAAGCGGTCATAAGTATATACCATATCTCCGAATTCAACTAACGGGTTGTATACCAGATCACCCTCGAGATTTCGGAATCGTGCTCCTACGATCTGTTCACCGATGATGCTTGCTACTGTTTCGAGCTGGTCAGAATCAATCAGTTCGTTCTCAAGCTCAAGAAGATACCCCTCTTTTCCGTACATTCCAGAATATTCAGAATCTGTATCATCATTGGACTGTCCGTTTTTGACTCTGATTCCGGTAATAATAATATCGTCACTGGAAAGCGCAGGTGGGTTTCCATAGTTTTTCAAATCAGGAATATCTGCTTTTTCAAAATCCCATTTTATGAATCCGAGATTTCCAGAATAGTCAATTCTGGCGTTTGCAGATTCAACCATAGCTGCATACCCAAACAGTTGACGGAATGTCATGTTATCCGGAATGCTTCTTATTATAATATCGCCATGTGACATAGTTAGATTCATGCCTATTCCGATAGTCTCACAGGCGTCCCTGACAAGGTTTATAAGGGACTGAGGGAGCTTAAGGCCGCTGGTATACGCTTTATTTGCTTTGTACATATCGTCCAGAGCCGTGATAGTGATGATGTCTGAATATTGCTCAGGCGTAGTTACTGTATAGATTCCTTTGTCAATCTTTTCTGCAAGACTATTGATTTTTAGATATGCATGAATTTTTGCACTGTAAAAATCATATTCTTTCCACTGCTCTTCATAGTTATTAATGTTCAATGTCAGCGTTTTACAAACAGATGTTCCAACTGGAAAGCTACTACTTTCTGCACAGTCAGTAAACCCGTTGTCGCCGTTCATGATCTCTTCATTAATAGTCTTTTTCGTTCCGTCAGGAAAGGTGATATCCACCATCATTCTAACTGATTCACCAGCTTCTAGTTTTTCTCTAAATGCATTACTTACGTTAATCACAGTGGATTCACCCCCGTCATGTTAAATTCTAACGATGATAGTATCTTTCTATCATCTGATAATTCTCCGATAGCTATGTTTTGCGTCTGGCCGACATAAAACGGAGCATCTCGCCAAGTGCCGTAATATGGTGAGAAGTAATGAAGTGTAAATTTATATCCTTTCGCTATCATCTGTAAGATTTTAGTCGCTTCTGCCATCGGGATATCACTGGCCTTGTATGTATACTGCTCAACAGTAAACATCGGCGTAAAGTAGCCTACACCGTACTGCGTCCTCTGACTTGATTCCGTGTAAGTCGTGGCAAAGGAGAGCGCAAGGTCTTTGTCCGGTTGCCAGATTACTGTTCCGTTGATTTTATATTTTTCCATAACGCTCTCCTTTCTACGCCATCTCAAACGGGTTTCTGCCGCTTGTATCTCGTCTCATCTGCGCTTCTTTCATCATCTCGTCAAACAGGGTTCTGCGATTGATCTGAGCTGTAAATCTGTAGTTTCCACCGCCTGCCTGCCGTCCTGCTGTTTCTTCCCGGACAATCTTTCTGAGCAGAGCTTCCGGTGTCTCGATATTGTTGCCCTGCTTCTGATCGCCCAGAACTGCAAGGAATTCACTTCGAGGCGGAATGACTGCGCCTTTCGCCAGATATGGGACCGTTGGTACCCGAGGAAAGCTTGCTTTGAATCCGATGGTTTTTGAGCCAAACGGAGTCGGAATCTTCCAAGGCCCAAACGAAAATGCTGATTCAATGCCGCCAATGGCACTGTTAACGGTCCCAATAGCGCCATTAACAATTTCGATCACGCTATTAAGCGTGTTTTTAATTGTGTCTTTTATGCCTTCAAAAACGCTTACAACAGTGTCTTTTGCCGAAGTGAATTTATCAACTATAGCACTTTTTATTTTTTCCAATTTTCCAAAAAGAACTGTAGAGATGCTGTCCCAAATTTGAAGTGTTTTAGTTTTCACACTGCTCCATGTTTTTGAAATTTTGGTTCTAATTGCATTAAATCCGGTTGATACCGTAGTCTTTAATGCGCCCAGAGCGTTTGTGGTACAGGTTTTTACGTAGTTCCAGGCTGTGAACACTATTGACTTGATAGCATTAAAAACAAGCTCAATAGCGCCTTTTACAATGTCCAATGCTCCCTGAGTTTCAGATTTAATAGTTTCCCAAACGCCGAGGATAATGTCCTTAATCAGATTCCAGACGCCTTCTGCGATGCCTTTTACACCGTTCCATGCTTTTTCCCAGTCGCCGGTATACACGCCGACTATGAAGTCAATCACTCCGCTCAACACGTCAACTATGTCGCCGATCACTTTTATGAGCGTTTTTACGATGTTTATGACTTTTGTGCCTATCATATCCGCAATCTTAGCAAGTACCGGAACGACATTTGCTATAATCCAGTTTATAAGCGGTACTAATATGTTTTCCCAGAGGAGTTTAAGAACATCAATAATTTTCCCCAAGAATGTTTCAATTTTTGCAAGCGTTTCGCCGAGTGTACCTGTCATTAAGCCTTTCAGCTTGTCCGCTAATCCTTGTAAAACCGGAAGAATGTATGTGTTATATACAGTCAGCGTTGTTTTTGATATGCTTGAGATTCCGTTTGCAATTGAGTCAAAAAACGGTTTTAAATGCTCGTCATAGAGTTTCTGTATCAGATCGCCAAGCGTCTGTATCGTTGAAAGGATGCCGCTTGTTACGGTTTCAACGACTTTCAGTGATCCTTCGATAGCACTTTTCAAGAGATCTTTGTTATCGATGAACGGTTTTGCAATCATGTTCAGCATATCCCGGCCTAACTTAGCACAAAGCTCTGTAGCGGTCATTTCAATCTGAGCGAAAATTCCGATAATGTCAGCTGTCAGCTGTTGCGCCGTCTCTCCTCCAAAAACAGAAAAAACATCTGCAAAAGCAACTGAAAAGTTTCCGATGATATCTGAGATATCCGTTCCGATGTTAAACATATCAACGATATATTTTTTTATCCTGTCCGTATTTTGAGATAAGTATTTTGCTATTCCACCGACAAGGTTCTGCGCTATAGTCAGCCCAATTCTTGCTATAGAACCGGTTATTTTTCCCAAATTCAATGCTAATGAATCAGCAAACTTGCTTGATGCATTTAAAACAGCCGGATCAGTGAATATGTTCTTTAAAGACTTTTTTATCGAATTTATGTTCTTTTTAAGATCTTTCAGCACAGGCTTATAATCGCCAAGGCCCTCCCAGAAGCCTTTTTTGAAAAGGCCTGCAAGTTCTTTAAAACGCTTAACGATTCCATCAAGAACCGGACTCATTTTTGAGAGAGTATCTTCACCTTTTGCCAGATTTCCATAGTCTACATTCCCAACGGTTCCATCAAGGTCGCCGGATGTTCCTCCGGTTCCTTTTCCGGCAGATGGAGAGGAAATAGAAGTTGCAGTCTGAGAAGAATATCTGCTAATCTCATCGAGCGGATTAAGATATCCATTCGCCGCTTTAGCCGCGTCTTTTGTCGCATCGGCTACGTCTTCTGTAGAATCTGCTAGCTTACCGGCGTTGTCTGCCGCCTGTCCATAAGCGTCTGCCGTATCCTGCACGCCACTTGCATCGCCTGTGAGGCCTGCTCCACTTCCACTTGTCTGGCCTGATGATTTCTTGCCGGTGATAAGCTCCGTAAAACTTTTGAATGCATTCGCCAGAGTTGCCAGTTTACCTAGCAAGATATTAATAACTTTCAGAACAGGCGCAAAAATATTAATCAGTCCCTGTCCGACTGTTGCTTTGAGTGACTGTAACTGTAACTGCATAACTCGCACCTGGTTCGCCCAGCTGTCAGAAGTACGGATGAAGTCTCCAGATGCAGCCGATAACTGTTTCTGTACAAAAGCCAGGCGGAGAGCAACTTTCTCCTGTTCAGTCATTTCAGACGTGGTTTTGCCATAGCCGTTTGCAAGCGCATACTGGTCGAGGGCAGTCTGGGTCATTACCACGCCGAGATCTTTCAATGTCTCGGTCTCACCTGTAAACACTGATTTCAGCTTGATGTAAGCCAAGTCCTGACTGATGTTATAGAATGATGCCACATCACCAGTCAGCTGTGTCAGAGCCGTTGACATATCGTAAGCCTGCTGTTCCGAGAATCCGAACGACTTAGACATTGCTCCGAACGTGCCGACATATCTTTTTGCCATTGTCTCTGACAGTCCGGCTGAGGTCATAGCATTCTTTGCGAATTCATTTACTTTGTCGGACATGGTTGTAAATGTAACATCGACCACGTTCTGTACTTCTGCCAGATCAGAGCCAAGTTCCACGCATTCTTTTCCAAACTGCGCTAACTTGCCAACCGCAAACGCCCCACCAATCAGCAGGCCGATTCTTTTTACAGTGCTTCCAAGGCCGTTAAATGACTGTTTTATAGCTGATACGCCTTTTTGGACACCGTTTGTATCCATCCTGGTATCAATAATGACTGAGCCATCAGCAGCCATGCGTTCACCTCCTAACTATTTGAGGTTCAACATCTCATTCAGCGCATCTTTATACGCTTGCTCCTCGTCGCTGAGACGTGTTTTTATGTCAATTGTGTTTTTATTTTCCTGATAGAATTTCTTTTCCCATTTATCCAGGCGTTCGCCCTTTGCCTTTTTAGAGCGGATTCCAACAACCGTGTTAAACAGACACTCGCCGGATTCCATGAAGTACCCGAAGAACGTCCACCAGTGCATATAAGGCACTGCTCTGATTTCTTTACCGGCAACCTTGTTTACCGCCGGAACGATCATATCTCCGTCTTGCTCCCAGTCCATTAAGCGAGGTTTTGGGTGGTTCGGATTATCGTCCGACTGTCCGCAGTCTATGAACTCCGATGCTTTCTGACAAGCTTCATCCAGACTCTCAGTCGGTATACTCTGCCAGTCCTCGAACAGAATCTGTAACATAACGACTGCTTTTGCCTGCTCATCCAGCTCTGGGTCGTTCATGGCTATGAGAATATCAATGATCGCTCGAAAATCTGTCCTGATAGAAAAATCCACCCCACTTATGTTGAGTGAGGTGGGAAGCTCATAGGCGGTCATTTTGTATACTTCTCTGTATACTTATTGACTGCTGCCTGCATTTTCTTTTTTCTCTTTTCAATCTCCGGCGCAATTGCTTCTGCGATTTTATCCAGAACGATATAAGCGAAAACCTGGCCATTTCTGAAAACAGTAGTTGCTGTGATTGGTTCTTTAAACAGGTCTTTTGATGCTTCATATCCGAGCAGATAGTTGATTTTGTCCTCAATCTGTTTATTCAGTTCTGCCATTTCTTTACCGGAAGCGACCTTCTGAATGGAATCTTTAAGCTGTTCGAAGTATTCTTCCATCTCCTCTGCACGTGCTACCACATTGATATCAGTCGGGTTCAGCTTGAAAGAAGAAAAGACTTCGTCTTCGTTATTTGTGAATGTAAAAACGAGAATTCCATCATCAATTTTTGTATTAATTACTTTTGCCATTTAGCGTGTCTCCTTGTATATGTGCTTATTCGCTGTCAGCTGTAAATGAGCCGGAACTGATATCAAACTTTCCTTTTACACGTTCGCCGGTATAGTTGACGGTAAACGGAATCTGATAACCGGATGTATCGCCGCCGTAGGAGGTTGGAACAACGTAGCAATCCTGCTGATATGCTTCATACTTGCCTGCCGTAGCTTCTGTCCAGAGATGAACTTCAACTGCTTTTGTTTTGAGGTTGTCGTCTTTGAGACGTCCATCTACAATCTTCTGTAACGCTGTGAACAGATCAGAAGTGGTGTCTGCATAGAACGGATCAGCATCAGAAGAAACTTCGTAGCCGTTATGTTTGAATGTGGATTCTCCAAGAATGTTTTTAGATGTTTCAGTATCTGGATTGAGTTCGACATTGTACTCTTCCAGATCCTTTCCAAGACGCTCATATTTCGGTGTCAGTCCTCCGCAGAGGGAACCTGCATCGATATAATGAGCCATATATTTACGGTCAATCTTGCCTGTAACTGCCATAGAAATGTCCTTTCTGCCTATAATTTTTGAAAGGCTGTGTAGGTTAGCGACTATCTCCAATTGATAGCCGGTTGTTACTTGTTATATTACTTCATAAGTGTTTTCATAGCGTACCGATAACGGCAATAACCAATCCTGTACGCCATTCTCCTGTGGCTCTAAACCATAGGAGTTATCACGGGTGATACGTTTTATTACTCGCCCCTGTGAAAGCTCAGGAAACGCATTTAAGCGTGTCTCAGAACCATTTATAATAACTGGTTCCCGGCATATCCATTTACCGAGACTATCCAGAAACTTCTGAACAGATAGCTTCTGCCGTTCTTTGTCGGATGCTGTTCGGTATACTACATAAAATGGGTACTGGCATACCTGATGCATCGTTCCGCAGACATCTTCTTTTTCTGAATAGATCAGCGCCCCGTTATCTGCCGAAAACGCAATTCCCGATTCTTTGCCGAGTTCCTCAAACTTGATTGTTTCATTTTCGTACAGTCCTGGATACTGGTTCAGAAGTGCTTTCATGGCATCTGTCAGAATCTCATATCCAGTTGCATCTTTTCCGATAGGTTTATCCGCCATGTCTACCACCTCCTGCCTGTGCTTTTACTTTGCGAATCCATGTGATGCCGTATTGTCGTTTAGCGGCATCGAACCACTTTGCCTGTACCCGCGGGTGTGCCTGTTTAGTGTATTCAAGATTCTCCTTTGCGGCTGTCCGACCAGAGAACTGACTGACAAGGACTTTCTTTGCTCCACGTCTTGCGTAGGGACTTCCAGTTGCTTCATCGACCATTCCTTTTCCTTCGTACAGAAAACGCCCATAAGGGGCCGCCGCCGCACATACTTTCCCAGTTCCTTGCAAGGATATACTCTCAACTCTTGTTCGGTTGATAAAGTCCCCTGTAATCATCGGCATAAACGGAACCATACTGTCCATAACCATTCCATCAAGAAGGTACTGGGCTTCTTGGTACTGTTTGGAAAATCTATCCATATTTAACTTGATTTTCATATCTCCATCGACCACGGAGAATCCTTTGAAATGATGAATTTTACTCATATTACTTACCCAGAATCTCAAAATGTGGAATCAGCGTATATGGACCGCCCACGCTGGTGATCTTAAACACGTTATCCCTGTTCTCGTTCATGTACTGGTAGAATCCGTTCCGATAATCACTGTCAGATACCGTTCCGCCAGTCCACTCACCCTCCCAGAAAAACGACTCATCTGAAAATGTGATAGTGTCTTCCAGAGCGTTGTTAATCTGCCTTTTCCACTCTTTAGGCGGTACATACGGGAGAATCTTGCCGCCCCTGTCAGTAATGGTTATATCGCCGTTCTGGACAGCATAACGGATGTGTAACTGTGCGTTGTCGGCTGCGTCTGGTCCGTACTTTTTGAGGATTGCCCCCTTGTCCGTAATGAGGTCAACACCGGATAGTATATGAGGATACCAGTACGCATCTCCTGTCGTGGCTGATTCGTAATAATCAAAAATCGTCACCGTTTTTTCGTACATGATACCCTCCTATCCTTCACATATTGCTTTTGAAAATCTTTCGTGAAATGCTTTAATTCTAACAATATTACCTTTGCATTCTTCTGGTACTTTACCGTAGAAGATAATGCTTTCCGGATGTAACCGTTCGATCATGGCATTATAGCCAGATAAGAATAGGCACTTTTTGCCCTTACCGTTCATACACCCAACAGAAGATACCGCCACCGTGCCGCCCTCCGGTTCCCCATCGAAACACCAATCGTAAGAATCCGGTGTACTCCATGAGATTGTTGGAATCACACGGCAACCGTACTCTTGGAGATATGCGCCTATCCAGTATTTGCGGTAATGGTTGTATATCTGGATAGCTTTAGGAAAATCGGTGTAGGTGCTGAAATCCGGTGTTAGAATGTACCGGAATTTGCTCAGCTTATCCGCATATCTGTCTGGATTTCTCCATAGTGCATCGAATTGGTAATCATCTAAAAAGAAATGAACAGCTTTCTCTTCTGGATTACTGCATTTCCCTCTGGCATAATTAAAACCGACAAATTCACAGTTACCCTCAAATATCTCCGGTTCTATTTGCGGTATGCCATATTCTCCGACGCCAGGGAAGATACGGCGGTTTAGATTTTCGTAAGCTATACTGGTTTCCCGATTTGCCATTATTCTTTCTGCACTGTCTGCTTAATAACCTGATTCACACCAGTTGCCGACAGTCCGTTAAACATACCGACCGCAACTGCTGTGATATAATCCGTTGCCGGGAAATCTGGGATAACTCCCATTCCGACAGCTCCGAGAATTCCACCAATAACCGCCATGATTACTGGAATCCATTCATCAGAGATTCTTTTTGATGCTTTGCAGCCCATTCCTACGATGTAGCAAATCATAACGATTGCAATACATGAGCCTAATGTTGCAATGTCCATAATCATACCTCCAAATCAACTTTTTCCATAACTGCCCTTGCTTCCAGAACAGCAATATAATCCGTCATTGCTCTTATCTGCATATTGTAAGTGCTTCTCGGACAAGCAGGAGTAAATGTGAGTTCTCCTTTGTCCCACTTTTCAAGCATATTCGCAAGTTTCTTATATCGAATAACCACCTGCATATGCTCTGCCTTAAAGCGTTCCTTGTAATCTGCACTGTTCATCATTTCAACTGTCTGTTTTAATTCCATCATTTCTATCACACTCCTGCATACAATACTGATATTCACATTAATTTAAGTTCATTGAATACTTTAAAAATTTTTGGTGACTGAATAGCAAACCAGTCGACCATTTCTTCATTCACAGCCCAACTGCTAGCACTGTTCGAATTGGAATCAAGCCCAGACTCAAGCAAAAACGCATGAATGATTTCGTGTCTAACAACCTGCTTCTGATAGCTTTCAAGGTCTGCCTTTACTCCAATCTGCCCCTGCGATGCCTCCATATCATCAACCACAATTTCCCGTATTGATAAATCAGTATAGCCATCTACATTTGTCAGATTCGGATATTTTTTCTCGCTCCCGAACTTCACGTTCCATTCGGAGCCTAAGATATTAACCTTAAAATCCTGCATATAAAATCGGTATCCCTTCATCCGTCTTTACTCCCATCAGAAGCGGTAAAGCTGTCTTTAAGAGCAAGTCGTTTGTTTTCTGTGCATCTCCGGCGGCGGCATATACTGCGCTCCACTCTTTTGCGCTCGCTCCAATCTGCTGAGGCGTTGCGTAAGAGATGGATTCGCTGCCGGATGATACAGATGTTACAATGCCTGTCGTGCTACCACCGGGTCCAATTGCGATTGACGTACCGCTCACAGCGGCATTAGTAGCATTCTTTTCAGCAAGCTCAATCTGATACATTAATTCAGCTAGTGAACAGACCGCTTTTTTGATACGCTTCTGTGAGCGTTCGTTTGCTGGCAGTCCGTCCACCAGTCTGTCAAATGTCATTGTGTCCACAAAATCGCTGGCTTTTTCCGCCAGTCGTGAAAAGTCGGTTTCTGGCACGACTGAACCGAAATATGAAGTTGTGTAAAATTCATAATCTGCATAAGTCATGCCAGTTACCTCCTACATTTATGATTTTGCTGTTGCGTTTACACTTCCGGCATTCAGCGCCTTGTATGTTCCGTCACACTCAACCACTGTAATCTTCTGTCCGGTTGCTGCCTTGATGTCAGCTTTTCCGTCCCAAGAAGTCCAGTTTCTGAGGTTCTGACCATATCCGACAGTTACTGCGTCTGCCGCAACTTTGTATTTGTACACATTGCCAGCATTTTCCTTAGCCGGATTTACAGTGATTTTTGTATCACCAGTTGCTGTTCCTGCCGCAGATGTTACTGTCAGAGTGCCGAGCGTTGGTGTTTCGTCAATGGTAATTACTGCGATTGCATCAATGTACTCTGCAAAAAGAGTAAGCCCCATAACCGCAAACGCTTCGGACACTGCGGTGTGGTAGTTGCCCTGTGTATGGAATCCGATCAGGTTTGTCTCGCCAGATACAGTGTATACAAGGCCTGCTCTTGCAAAGTCAGACTCATTCGGGTCAACATAGTAAAGTACGATATTCTCGACAGGGGTAGCAATAACCTGTCCTCTCGGAATCTCGCTGTCAGATAACAGGAAGATTGTATTGAATCCCATAAAGTCTTTCATGTACTGGAATCCGAACTGATTCTGAATAGTGATCTCAGCTGCTCCAAGGTATTCATATACGTCCAGAATATTCACAAATCCAACAACGCCAGTCACATTTCTGTGCATCTGTTTAAATTTGTTCTCAACACGGCCTTTAGCCATTGCCAGAGCCATCTGAAATGTTGTTTCTGTGGAAGTAAGTGTGCCGGTTTTCAGATAGTCGTAAAATCTGCCGGTAACATCAGTCTGAAGCTGGAAAAGGAACTCATCGTCAGTCATCTGAACAGCATTCTCATAACCGTGATCCTTGATTGCTTCGATAGATACAGCCTTTGCGTATTTCTCGATAGTCATTTCCGCATAGGTCTTTTCTTTTACAGTAAACTTGCTGTAAGGGATTTCCTCACCCTCGCCAACATTTCCACTCTGTAAAGTACCTTCTGCATACTTAGACTTGAGTACAGCGCCCGGCTGTTTTTTGATAGGTCTCATGATTCCCAGAATGTCACGTAAGTGCTGCCAGTTTCTCTCGAATCTGGTAACAAAATCAATCTCACGTGCTGTGACCTGGATATCATTTGTCATAATAAGATTAGCTTTTGCTGCCATATAAAAAAAATCCTTTCTACCCATAATTTTTAAGGTATTGGGTTAGCGGCTATACTCTGGCGTATAGTCGGTGTAAAAATCACTGGAATAACTGGATATTCTGAGCAATTGCTGCCTGTCTCTCGGACGGGTCTTTGATTGCTTCAATATCTTTTTTTGTCATGCTTCCCGGTGTCTGCTGCTGTCCAACGTGAGTGGTAAATCTTGCCTGATTCTGCTGAGCCTGCTGCTGAGATTCATCTACAAAAGCGGATGCGTCAGACTGTTTCATCTGCTCAATCAGGTCGTTCAGTCCGAGGATTTTACCGTCTTTCAGCTTTAATCCTGCTTCTTTGATGTCTGCCATGACTGATTTCTTTGCAGCTTCGCTGGAAAACTTAACATCATCGAGTGCCACTTTGAGCGCATCTGAGAAATCACGATCGTAGATTTTTGCATTGAATTCTTTCTCTGCATCTGCCGCTTTCTGTTTCCAAGTCTCTAACTCGCTTTTGACATTTGCCGGGTCGATACCGTCAAAACTTTTTAAGGTTTCTTCTGCTGTCTCAGCGCGTTCTTTCCAGTCGTCACGCTCTCCCTCAACTTTTGACAGGGTTTTTGCTACTTCTTTGGCATTTTTGTAATGCTCAGAGAGTGCTTTCTTCACATCTGCCTGTTTGTCCTCCGGGATTTCGATTCCAAATGATTTTAATGTGTCAATAAGTTTCTGCATATATATCCTCCTGGTCGTGTTTATTGACCTGCCGCCGCAGGTAAGTGGATTAAGCCAGTTGGACCACTGGCAGGGTAATCGGAAAGGGTGGACTCGAACCACCGACGTCAAGGACTATGCGTCCTCCGCTCTCCCAACTGAGATACATTCCATTATGCTTTTCGGACCGGCCTCCAGTCAACAGGATAAGCAATAACCTTTTCCCATGGGTTGTTTGAGCATAGTCGCAAGTAGTTTCTGTTCTTCCATTGATATCATTGGTTTCTGCACAACTGCTTCTATGCAAATTCAGCTGAATCATAGACCGTCTGCAAGCAAACAGCATAATTCTAACCGAATAATGGGAAAGATAGGAATTGAACCTATAATGTTTACCGCAAGGGAACGGATTTACAGCCCGCCGCAACACCGCCAATAGTTGCCGCTTTCCCAGAAGACACCTTTTCGGGACTATTTGGATTAAATTCCAGTCCACAGGATAAGGATAAACCTATAATGGAATGAAAGGAATCGAACCTCTGGCACGCTATATGTAAGTTGCTCTACCACTGAGCTACATTCCATATAACCCGGATTTCCGGGTTAGCAAGGTATTTTACGTGCTATGCCTAAACACGAGACGTTTTGGGCTACGTCAACACCGCCTATACGGTCGCGCACCTCTGCACGGGTTGAATTCCACTGTTCAGTTATATGCTCACAAGGAGGGTATGCCGTCATGCACTAACGGCAATGGTACGTGTCGGAAATTGCATCCGCTTTTCAACCTCATGCATCTTGTGTTGGCTAAACACTGCATTTTCTATTAAGGACACGCACCCAAGAAAGGAGGAGTCAATGAAAAATGTCTATGTCAAGTGGCGGCAACCACTTACGAATCTTCCTTATGAATACATTTTACCACAGGAACTCCCAAAAGTTGTGGTACATGTTTTAGCCAATTAGAGCATATCCCGGAGCTTTTCCACGTATCTCTTGACAAGATCACGTTCTTCCCGGCACTCTGCGTCCTTGGACATATCACTCATTTCTGTAGTAAGCTCGTCAAGGTGTTCTTCCAGGGCGGCAAGCATCTTTCTTTTGCAGTCCTCAGATTTGCCGGAACGATAGCTCTGCTTCTGCATCATATAGTCATCATAAGCATCTCGTCCGTCAGAGCGACTGTAATGTCCTCTGACATAATGTTCGCCACGTCTGGCATAAGAACTGCCTCTGTCGTAATCTGGCATCATTCTGCCGTCATAAAACAATAATCCACCAGCTACCATCTCCGCCAAACATACCGTCATTATTTCTACCGTTTCCAGTAGCAGCGGCAATATCTGCTAAGCTATAATTTCCATCCATAGTTATAATCTCCTTTTTGTGTATTTACATCAATCTGGCCAGATTGTAATGTACTATTTCATTCCTTTCAACATGTGCTGGAACTGTCCTGCCATCTGCTGAACCTGATTAAGCTGTTGCTGGGAAATTCGTCCAGACTGTAACATCTTCTCAACTTCTGCTTTCGGGTCTCCCTTAAAATTCTGTTTAAACTGCATAAACTGCTGTATCATCTGCATTGGTCCGTTTCCCTGTGGCATTCCACCACCAAGCACGTTAAATAATGGATTACTCATCTGCATTTCCTCCCTTGGCTGCTGATTCCTGTGTGGTATTAGCTCTAACAGGTTCAGAAAAAGAATTTAATCGGTTTATGATAATTTCATATTTGCCCTTTAAATCGTCATATTCCTGTCTGGTGACATATTTGTCCATGTTCTGAACAGGCTGTTTAGGCGGCATCTGAGTGCCTACCTCATGGTATTCAAACGTCCGTAATGGCTGTGGCATACCGGAAACGTCTGTGGATTTTATAAAGAATTTTTCTGATTCTGAATCCATCAACAAAACACTTGTCCCGGGTGCTACCAGATAGGATTTCGCGCCGACTTCGCCAGATACCCACAGGATGCCATTGTTATTCTGCTGTGGTTGCTGCACTGGTTGAGCTGGCATCTGGACAGGCTGTTGCTGGAACTGATTCATTTGCCCCGGAACGCCAAAGTTATATTGATAAGGATTGTTATATAATGCCATCTTATGCACCGCCTTTCTGATTATATTTTTGCATAGACATATCAATCTAAAAAGTTCAAAAAAGTGTCAAAAAAGTATTGACATATCACTCATTGAGTGGTATTATAATATCAGAAACAGGAAAGATATAAAATTAAGGAGGAACAAAAATATGTATAAGGATTATCGTTATATTAACGCCGGACAGAATGAGATTTACAGATATGGTCATAAGGCTGTAGAAAAAGTTCAAGCTTGTCTAACGCCTAACGACCAGGGATGGTTGAGCATTCCTGTTGATGGTGGCAAATATTGGACTATTGGAACCAGCGAAGGGAAATATGGAGAATTTGCCAAAGTAAAAGATACGATTTTTTCCGTAAACAGTGCGGGCTACATGTACGCAAAAGTGGGCAGCCCAAAAGGTGAAAAATTTGTGGAAGCAATCAAATTTATGATTGCTGAAATGAATCGAATAAACCAGGGAAGATTGGACACGTTAAAAGATGGCGAAGAGGAGGAAGAAGAATGAAGTTTAAAGAAATTCGTTCATTTTCTGGATTAAGCCAACAGGCTTTTTCCGATAAATACAAAATTCCTAAAAGAACAATTGAAAACTGGGAAGGTGGCAAAAGAAACCCACCAGAATACGTAATTTTATTGCTTGAAAGAGCTGTGAAAGAAGATTTTGTATAAAAAGAAGGAGAGGTAAATCGCCGCCTCTCCTTTTAGCACACTTTGATTATTTTATTATTTACCCGGCGGCTTAATCGCTTCGCCGTGGATATACTCACATTCATCTGTTCAGCACAGTATTCGAGCGTATATTCTTTGCATCTCAGCCGGAACAGCTTTTCTTCATCCGGTGTAAAATTACACTCTGTCAAGAACCTGTCTATATCTTTCTTTGTGAACACATATAATTTCATGAGCATACCCCTTACTAATGCTAACGCTGATTCTGTGCAAGATAATTTGTAAGCTTCTGTTTTGTTTTTTTTAATTCTTCTACATTATTCCCACTGATCTGACTGTCCAACATGGTCGACAGTACTTCCAGAATCAATGAATCACGCTCTGCAATTCTCTGAAGACTCTCGTAATCTCGTTTGTCATGTTCTTCCAGTGTCTCTACTCGCTTATTAAGTCGGAATGCCGGAGTAATCCACTTAAAAATTACAGCCGCCGCCCCTCCGACAATAGACACCCCTCCGCAGATAGAGAGGAAAATCTGTACAAATTCTGATATGCTCATTTATTCTCCTTTTCCCAGTAATATACTGGAATCTCATTACCGCTATCCCATGTATCGAAATATTTACCCTCTTGTACTGTCACCACATGACCATCTATGCAGAGAATATATGTGCCTGTCGGATGATCTGTGCAAAAGTCATTGACTGTATAGATATATCGTTCTGACTGTTCTATCAGCTTGCGTCTGAACCCACGCTTATAGAGATACGCTCCCCAAACATAATTCGCGCTCGGCATATCTGACAGAGCACACGCTTGTACCATTAATCCGGCAAATACCGTTTCCCAGTCGAACCCGGTCGCTTTGCATATTGCCCGGACAGCACAATCTCCGACTCGATTACCGGCAGGATTTGGATTGAAATATTCCCATCTGTCCATCAGTCAATCCCCTTTGCTGTTTTATATCTCTTTGCCGCTCCTCTGGCTTTCGCGGCGTTCTGACGGTTCCACTTAGCAATCATGAGTCGGTCTTGCAGTTCCCTCAGGTCATTCTGCTTGCAGTAATCTTTGTATGCAGCATTTTGTTTCTGCAAAAGATAAGACTTCCGGTCAAGGTCTTGTTGGAGTGTGAATCTTGTCTGTTCGTCCTTACAGTTATCAACCGCCGTTTGCATTCCAAGGACTTCTCTCTTTGTCTTTCGGATTCTCCGTTCGTAAGTACGTTGTCGCTGTTCTTTTTCGTACTGCTTGCCTTTGTCGGCTTTGTCCTGTGCTGATAGTTCTGCGTAGGGATTAAATTCTCCGTCACTTGCTCCAAAACTATGCCGACAGTTGACCCCTGACAATCCGCTTGCTGTCCCGTATCCGGTCAATGAGAACGGTGGAAATTTCTTACTCTTGCCAGAACGAGAGTATATCTTGCCTTGCCACCATGAGTGATTTCCGGGGTTTTCACCACCGTCGCCCGTTCTGGCTCCCATGTGTGCGCTGACCAAAACTAAATCCCAGTCCATTTCTTCCATGCGTTTTAGGGATATATCTCCCGTAGCCTGAGCCACACCGGTTCTGACAGAACGTGCAACTGCTGTTTCAATCGTGTCTTTTCTGCCAGATGGATATGTGACAGTCACACCATCACTTACAACATTATTAACTGCCTCTTTGATGGCTTGCGTATACCCAACTGCTCCGGTCATCACATGATTATACGCAAGGTCGCATTGCTCAATATAAAGCCTCTGAGCGGCACTTGCGGTTGTTCGTGTGAAGTTCTTCCACTCGCCCATAGTCGCAAGCATATTCCGCTCCATGAGCCTTATCATTGCTGGCGACTGTTCGAGCGGCACAGGGCTTAATCCTGCCGCCTTATATACCTTGTCATCATAGTCCATTGCAGTGATTCCGGCATCTTCAAACGCTTCAAGGAGTTCCCTCTGTTCACGTTTGGTATATCTGGATAATTCCGCCAGAATGTCCTCTAGCAGCTCGCCAGACTCCTGTAGCGTTCTGATTCTCCACGCATCAGCATTGGTCAGAATATAATCCTCGCCTCTGCTAATTCTCGCCATCATTCGAGACACGATCTCAGAGATGATATACTGATGCAGTTCTTCGGCAATCTGCTCACTACCCTCTGTTATCCGGCGTAAATATTCTGGACTAAGTATAGCATATCACCTCTTTCGTCAAAAGTCGTGGTACATGTTTTGGTTTTTTACTAATTAACTAAAGCCCTTTTAGTTAATTAGTTGATGGTATTCTTCCTCCGTAAGTTTTCCTCGTTCCTTTGCCTGTTCCACCATTTTCCTCCACGTTTCCGGTGGATAAAACTTCTGGAGCTGTAGTAATATTTTGTACATCTGTATCCTCCTCTGGAATATATACATCAGCCATAGCGGCTACATACTGGGTTAAAAGTGCCTGTTTCTGGATTTCTTCATTATTTTTAGCAATAGCATATAAGTATTGTTCTTCCCTCGTTACGGGATCCGGTAAGTATACCATGTTATCATCTCCTTTATTTCATTTTTTCGTATCTTACGCTCATATAGGCTCCAGCATCATTATCTATGATGGTGGTGCCTTTGTAGGTATGGAGTTGTTTATAGGCGGCAAGTTGGTCGGAGGTGAGGGGCGTTTCGATTGGGGTGATTAATGCATAATATAACTTCAGTGGAGTTCCGGCGTCATATTTGCTTTTGCAGAATTCATTAAGTTCGTCCGGCGTTTTAAAATACTTTTTCATATTCGTTGATAACGCGTAGATGAAACCAAACGTTCCATTTGCTCCGAACATGTTTTTTGAGAAAAAATTGTTGATGGCGGTATTCAGGTCGCCACATCCAGGTGCTGAACCATCCGGCAAGTTCCAGAATTCGCCATGTTCTTTAAATTTTATTGCATTTCCATCAACTGTCGTATATGCTACTCTCTGCACATACACCCCTCGTGCCAGATCAATCTCGTCACAGACCCACTTCTGGCCGTCCGCATCTGTATAATTACCACCGGATGATGTAGGGATACCAGGTAAGCCATTCGGTGTGGAGATAGATGTGGATTCTGGGTCGTGGTAAGGTTCGTATGATGGATTAGGGCTTTTTCCTATTTCAAGCATTAGTTTTGATGTCACAGGATCGAGTCCGTTTAAACAGTAATAGTCGAAAAACACTTTTTTATCTTGCTCCGGCGTATAAATCAGGACATTTTTACCGTAAGTTACTGCCAATATTGCTGTATTGTTAGCAATGTTCCATTCATTGATGTATAACTTACTCCTCTCCAAATAATGTTGGTTCGTCTGGCTGAGCTTCTTCGACCATTGCTTTCGCTTCTTCCTCAGTCATTCCCTCAAACTTCACGAAATACAACCATGCCGGAACCTTGCCAGTGGTCACATACTGCCACCACCTTGCACGATCATTTTCACGCACATACAGGATATCTCCGAAGTCATAATTGACTTCGTAAGCTCCGACTGGTGCAAGTCCGTACAGGTCAGCGTAAACGTTCAATGCGTAAATAACTTCGTCCAGACAGGATTCCAGTTTGTCTCGAACATCTTTGATAAACTGCACTGTCCTCTGCTGTTCCGCTTCTACTCCTGTAGCCGTCTGAATACCGCTAGATTCATTAAAAACAAAATATCCATTAGAGAATCCAATCTTGTACCCCAACTGGCTTAAAAGTGCATTTATGCCGCTTATACGGGTATCTGTGTTGAGCTGTGGATTGATTTCCTGATAAAACTCTTTTTCATCCTGTCCGAATACATTCTTGACAAAGTGCGGTAATCGCATCTCATTTCGTCTATTCTCCATGCCCTGTGGTGACATAGCTGCTACAGGTGCGCCGCTTGGCATCAGCAGTCTATCATCTACCAGAGCAATCTTCTGAGAATCAAAAATCTCTCCGGCATTTCTGCTGTATGCAATATCGAGGTCTTTCAACTCTTCGATAGCTTCAGCAAAAATCGGAAGTCCAAGTGGTGTGCTAATGTCCACATTGTTCGCCTGTGGTGTCCGAAGCACTCCATATAGAGGCCCATCCAGCTTCTCGCCATTTGCTTTGAGAATCGGCGGTGTGTCTGCCATCAGGTCGGCCCATTTGGTCTGTTTGAGGTCAATTTTATCTCCAATACTCTGAGGAGATTTTGATACATAGGCTCTGTTAGAAACGTAGTACGGATAGGTTGTCGCTCCATCTATTGTGGTCTCGACAAACCTATGATATTCAAGCCGTGTATAGTATTTCCGACCAACTGTATAAGAATCCTTAAATATAATTCCTTTAATTTCCTGATTGTCGTAATCCACAATCATCACATCTGCCGGAGTGAATACGTCAAGGCTCTCACCGTTTGGCTTGATAAATACTGTTCCATAAGCGCAGTCATATTCTACCCAGTGCCGAATCTGGAAATATACCTTGTCAATCTGTTCCTGTAACCACGTAGCCCTTGCGGAACCGTCAATCTGAATGCCAATCGCCAATGTTGCGAGCCGGGCTGTCTCTGAGCAGACAGATTTCGCAAAATTAATCGTCTTGATATTATTCTTATCATCTAGCCATTCCGGTACGCCCCTGTAGATGTTCGCGCACCGGTTAATCAGTGATTCCATCTCTGGAAACTCTGCTGCCTGGATATTAAAATCCTCTTCGGCTTGTTTTTTGAAAATCATGTTAAACCACCTTTTTAGTGTTGTTATAAGTCCCATTATGCACTGTTACCTCTTCTGGTCCACATTGATTCTGTGGCATATCTGGTTGCATCAATCAGATGATTATCTTTATCTGGATAGCCACTGATGATATTTCCATCTTTATCTCGCTCGTATTCATACTTTTTAAACTCTTTTCTTGCGTTCGGAGTTCTGGCAGGGTCAAATACAAGCTTTCTTCTTTGTAGCCACTTCATGGAGTATTCAATGCTTCCCGGTCCTTTGATTGCTGGTCTAGCAGGCAATCCGAAATCTCTATAGTCATTTACTGACTTAGGTTCTGCACTATCACTTGTGATCGTGTAATCATCGTAGCCACGCCGTTTAATTTCTTTTGCAGTCCATTCATTTGATTTCTTGTTTTCATATATTTCATCAATAAAATATATGGTTTCTCTGGCAGAATCATAATATAGTCTGATGAATCCATACGGGTCCGGGAACCATCCCCAGTCATTGCCCTGATAGATTCTATCAAAGTGACTGATTTCTTCGTCTGTGATGGTCCTTTCTTCGATGTATTCAAAGATATTTCCGCCATTTCCGTTAGCTTTTCCTAAATACTCATTTTCGTAAGCAGCCGGGTTTACTTCTTTCAGATGTTCGGCATCAGCAAGGAATATATCTCCGAGCCATTCCTGTTCGATATCAAGATTAAGATAGGTACTATGTACAACCAGCGCACTATCATCTTTTTCTTCTGCTTCTGCCGTGTACTCATTTGCCCAGTTGTTTTTACTTCTAGGCGGGTTGAACGATTTGAATTTATACGCTTCGTTTCCGCCTCGGATAGCGGACTGCTGGATATTACGGATTTCTTCTGGTCCGGCGAACTGGTCAAGCTCCTCAAACCAGACAATACCGATATATCCAAATTCTGGCTTGATGGATTTAATCTTTAACGGATCGTCAGCACCACGAAAGTAAATCTTCTGTCCAGTGGGCTTATACGTAATCTCCATAGGAGATACCTTGCATGTAAATTCCTCATTTAGATTTAATTTATCAATAGCCCACTTCATTTGAGCATAAACAGAATCTTTGATGGTGTTTCCGACTTTTCGCAGAATTAGAGCGTGCATGTTCGGATTATTCTTCAGCAGTTCCGGTATAATTAGCGATATGGTCGAGGACTTCATTGAACCACGTCCACCAGGGAGAATGTATTCGCTATGCTTCTTTTTCCGGATATCTCTAATCATTTTATGGAATACGTCCGGGACGATATCCAGATCAATATGATATTCACTTTGTAATCTGGCTTTTTCTTCTGCTTTCCGCTGCTCTTCTCTGGCTTCTTTTATGGCAAGCGTTTTTTCCAGATCATTCATGGATTTAAGCTGATCGGAGAAGTCCGGAGCAAATCCGAATGAATCAGTTAGCTCACCTCTTGCGATCATGGAGCGGCGTTGCTGAATCTCTGCCAGAGACATGATGTCAGTGCCTTTTTGCTTTTCAATTAGGGATTGTTTTTCGGCTATATACTCAGAAATGTTAAGTTTTGTTAAGTTCTGATTCCCTATCACTCTTGCGTTTTTCTCAGCATATCCAGCCTTTATTGCAGCATCAGATGCATTCCCGCCATTCTTTATATATTCATCTGCAAACGCTTTCTGTTTAGGCGTTAAGTCCATCTAATCACCTCTGTCTATCCTCATTTTCTGACCGCCTCCCATATTTCTTTTAGGCACATGACCACATCGTACTGGGATGCAGTTCGTAATATTTCATAATCGCAATCTTTCCATTCGCCACGCTTTGTTGGTCTGAATACTGGTGTTGATATAATTATTACCGTTATCAACCGCTCCTGCTCATGGCTGTAGAATTGTGACGTTCCAATTTTTATGATTAATCTGGTGGATAATATAGCTTTTTGGAGTTTTCTTGTAACTGCTTTTAAGTTCGCCATATTATCACCTCAATTCTGGCTATAAAACCCCATAGTAACACTTCTGAGTATATTCTATCACAGGTCAGTAGAAAAGTTGTGGTACATGTTTGAGGAATTTTGCGTTAAAAAAGAGCCGGTAAATACCGACTCTCTAATTGACATGCAAATTCAAATATATTATAATTTTTAAAGAAGTAATAAAGGTTCAATACAAGGCAAAAGCCCTCAGTACTGGGAATACTGGGGGCTTTCTTTTTTTTATGATATATTCATTTGATATTGAGTTACTTTTTTATGGCACTTATTGCAAAGCCATATCAAATTATTTTCATCATTTGTTCCGCCCAATGACATCGGTATCATATGATGCAATTCTAGGTTTTCTGTACTTCCACATTTCCCGCATTTTTTATAGTCGTTATACATACCTTTGTTTTTACGATTAATTAATTCTTTTCTTCTCTCATAATAATTTCTTTGCGAATAATCAATCCTTTTTGGGATATTAGGGAAATACGAATTTATTATTCTTGAAATGTGCATACTTGTTAATTGTTTACCTCTGCTCCGATTCCCATACGATATAATCAATGGATCATTTATTTTTGATATCGTCAATGCAGAATAATCATTTACTACAACATACCGAAGTATTTTTTTGTTTCGCCTTTCAATCTCTGTGCTCTCCGGCATTTTTTTAATAAAATCAGCCATTTCAATTCTAAATTCAGGCTTTATATTCCATCCTTTTTTCATAACTTGCCTTTCATTTTCATTACAGCTTGCTTCTGATCTCCCGGACACCCCATGAAGCACTCCGGACAATGTTCGTAGAATGCACATCTGATGCAGTCATGTGGACTGATCGAGCTGCAATATTGATGCAGCACTGTGAATCTCCCAAATTTTGATGTATTTGATTAATTCGTCTGCATCTATTAAGCGCATTTCCATCAACCTTTCTCATTAAAATCCAAGTCAACTCTAATCACATCTGTTTCTATCGCTGAAAGGCAGCTTACTTTCAAGTCGTAAAATGGTTTCAGCAGCTTCGAACCGGCATTGAATGTATCGTAATTATCCCAGTTTCTTCCCGGGTGGCATATCTGAATTTTATCTTCACTTTCAGGATCACTGCCAATTGCTGCTATCAAATCAATTAATTTCATTTATTTATCCTCCCACACTCCCAACAGCCTCATTCTCTCATACAGTACAGCGACGGTCTTGCGCCTGTATCCGTAGAAGTCTTTCGGGTTCATCGGGATATATCTTTCTTTGCTGATCTTCCTGTAACTTTTCCGGTGCAGGATGTTCTCAATCACCATATCCGCTATCACCGTGTTTTTCGGGCAAGCTGACAAGGCGGCACTGGTAAGCAGGTATCCATACTCTGCCGGGAAGTCTTTCAGCATCGTATTCAGTTTTTCAATGTCCTCTGCCGGAATACCGTAGTCTTTCAGTTTCTTGTTCCTTGTCAGCATACCGTTCTCCTTTCTATTCGTTTGGGTGGTGCTTGTCGTACATGATCGCCACGCATGCAAGGCCAACCACTCCGAATATGGTTCCAAGGGTGAATCCTAATAAGAACGTAATCATACAACCACCTCACTATCCGCTGGCATCTGATAATCAATATGTCCATTACATAGGCTTCCTGAATCATATCCAGTACTTTCATGGATTTTTCTTTCGATGAATAAACCCCAAGCACATAGCTATCTTTCCAATACATGGTTGCATGTCCCTTACCGTCGCCTAAAATCTCTATAGCAATCGAGCCTTTCCATATTAGCTAAAATTTCCTTGCCCTGACTTCTAATTAACATTTTCCATCCTCACTTTCCCCATGTAATCAACTGACACGTTATTGTGTAGTTAGTACATGATTTTATACTCCCATCTTCTTGACCAGATTCTTATTCATCTCATCAAATATTATATCTGTGTTCTCTTCAATGTCCTGCATCATACTCAGAACGCTCATTTCGCCCCTATTTGCCATTTTAACGTACTCGTTAGCAGTCTGCATGACTGTGAGCAAACGTTTCGTAGAAAAGCCATATAAGTGTCTCAGAGCCATCATGGTTGTAACAGTGTTGATCGTATCAGCCCAATCTTCTCCATCGTTAAATCCATTCTCATAGGCTTCTCTCTCCATACTTTTGATCTGGCTATGGCAGTTAATCATAGCCCGTCCGAACGCCTGAGCTGCCTGGTTGGACTGAGCTAGAGGAAGTCTCTGCTTTCGTGGTTTTACCTTTAACTTACTGCTCACGCTTCACACACCTCCTAATTTGCCCTGTAACGGCTTCAAACTGTTTAAGTAATGAGCCATCGTCATTTCGGTTTAAAGTCCGATCATAAGCCGGAGAGACGTCCCACAAGTCATTTACAAGAACGCCACGTGCCACGCTGTTGAGTAGTGCACTCCGATGTGCTCCTGTGATGCTTATGATCTCGTCAAGAGTGAACTCTCCAATGTACTCAGTGCCTTTGAATAGCTCATACAGTTTCATGTTTCTTCCTCCTTGCAACGAACTCATATCCTGTCAACCGGAACGCTCTCGGTGTCTTCGGGTGATCCGTTTCGATCAATCCATCCGTTCGCAGCATGTCCATGTGGCGAAGCACCGTGGCATTTGATACGCCGACGCCGTCAGCAATCTCTTTATAGGACGGTGCGTACCGATGTTCTTTGATATACCGACAGATGTACAGATATATGTCTTTATGGATCTGCTGACCTTCTTTATACTTCTGTTTGTACATTTTTCTCACGCTCCTCTTTCATCTTCTGCGCTCTTTTAAACATTTTTTCGAGATAGTCCGCATAAGCCAATAGCATATGATCTACAAACCCGTTTTTTCGATATTTTTCTGACATGATATGAATCTGTTCTGTCACCTGCTGCCAGTATTCATCATTTTCTTCGATTCCGGCAGTCTGGAGAACCAGTGCCGGGAAGTCAATCTGCAAGAACTTAATAGTGTTCGGTATCTGCTCGTGTGTCACTCTCATACTTATACACCTTCTTCTACCTCAAAACTCTGTTCAAGAAGTCGCTCGTTATCCTTACTAAACGCCTTAATATAGCTTTGTTTTATCGGTCTGATAAAATGTATACCATTAGCGGATTTTGCCCGGGAAACAGCCACATAGAACTGCCCAGGATCCCAACAGCAAGGATCAATGTTGATTTTCTCGAATGTCTGTCCCTGTGATTTATGAATACTGATCGCCCAGGCAAGTTTCACTGGGAACTGAGAGAAAGAACCTACTTTTTTGCGGACAATCTTCTCTTTTACGATTTTCTGACCGTCTTTTTCCTGTTCAGATTCCTCAATAACCTGTTTCTCAATGTCTTTGCTGTATCTGTACAAGCTAACTGTTTTGCCCTTATCAGTCTTGATAACCAGATAAGATTCTTCAAATTCTCCGTTTTCCACAATTTTCTGAATGATGCCAATCGTTCCATTAACGTAGTTTCCAGACAGATCATTGACTGTAATCATCACTTTTGCACCGATGTTAAGAATTAAGTCCTCTCTGGCAAATGCAATGTTCTTAATATCGGCAGATGTTAGCTCGCCGTCAACTGCTGCATGAAACACTTTTTCGGTCTTTTTATCCAACTTGCCAAGGAAAGTATTGTTAATTCTGTCAGCTTCTGCATTAGTGCCAACCAAGAACGGTGCTTCCGGTATAACCTTGTCTGATTCGTTGTTCTCCAGATATGCAATGGATTTTCTAATATTGTTGCCATATTTAATATCATTCAGCACATACTTAAATCCCTCATCATTCTGCCTGCATACTTCATCAAGCTTAATATATTCGAATGACATATCTTTCCAGTATTCAGACATGAAGGCATATCCGTGTTCGTACTTTCCGCCCTTTCCATAATCAGATCCATACATCCGGCAGAGAATTTTGCGGTCATCTGTCGTGATAACTGGGGGAAGCTGGTAGAAATCGCCTATCACGATTAACTGAATGTCTTCTTTGTCCTCTCCGATTAGAAGTCTGTCAACTGCTCTCTCTTCATTCTCCGTGATGATCGTCTTTGCAATCATATTGAACAAATCGAACCGGCACATGCTGATTTCATCAATGATAAGAACATCTGCTTCTTTCAGAAGTTCAGCTCTGGATTTCACCTTTTTCTTATAGTCCTCAAATTTAATTGAAATATTCAATGCCCGGTGTACGGTAGTTGCCCCATATCCGATATTATCCGCTGCAATTCCAGTAGTGGCGGATACCAGAACATTTTTACCAGCTTTTTCCGCCTCATCGATGAACGTTTGAATAACCGTTGTCTTGCCTGTTCCTGCGTCACCTGTCAGAAAAACATTGCTGCCAGACAGCATCGTATCTAATGCATATCTCTGCTTTTTATTGAGATCGTCTTTTTTCATTTTGTAACCACTCCTTGTAATAATTATGTCAACTAAATATTTTTGTAATATTCAATTAATTTTGCTATAATAAATCTAATTGTATATGCTTTTTAATTTTGTAACCAACGTGTAACCGACTTTTTCGACCTATTGGTTACGCCAAAAACCCTTATTTTATGCGGGTTTCAGAGGTATGTAACCGTGTAACCAATGTAACCAAGGTTTTCATATAGGAGAATCACTAGAGTATATGTTTTTTATACACTCTCAAACTTTCTCCTATAGGAC